TTCAAAGAACTTTCAACATACTCATTGTCAACTGCTACCCCGGCACACTCCATACTATATAGAACCTTAGTTAAATCTACTTCTAACTTCCAGACCTTTTCTTGCTTACTCCTAATAATCTTATCTTTGCAATCTAGATATAGTCGGGCGGTACCCGCTACATCCTTCTCACAATAGGGGCCAAGTATATCGGGGGGACATAACGAGAAGTCCTTAGTCCACTTATTCTTCCGCAACACCTGCTTAGTTTCTATATCATATGCCCCTGCATCAGGCCCATATCTACGTATGAGGGTGTCTGTGAGGTTTAGAGCGTTTACATTAGTACTTTCTGTGAGACGCACCATAACAATAACATCTACTAAGTCTTTATCCTGTACCTCTAAACCTTCCTTTTCTAGGAACTTTAGGTCAAACTTGAGGTTGTAACCAACTATGGTCTTGCAGGTATTCATTACTTCCATAAGTTTAGGAAGTAGGTCACTATCAAGATTGCTATCTAATGTTTGATGTCGGAATGGAAAGTAGTAGGTTCTATCTTCTACCCCCACTCCGACACCACAAAGCTGATTACCCTGTAAGGCATACAACCCATTAGTTTCGCAGTCGATCACCCACTCATCATGACTTGACAGGTCAGTGATTGCGGTATTGAATTCTTCTGTAGTTGTTACTAACACTAGAACGGCAGATCATCGTCCGAAGCCGTGTCAATACTTACAGCGGTATCCGGTACTGTTACTTCATTAGAGACAGCTTCTTTAGTTGACACGCCATATCGCTCGTTCATGTAATCCAATACTGGAACTAACCCCTCGACTTCTGCAATCTTGTCACTAGGAATATCTAATTCTCTAGTACTTACTACTACAGTATACGATGTGTCCTGCATCCCTGACCCTGTGCGTCGAACTCGTACCACGCCCTTATTGAGGGCACCCCAGTCGTTATAAACATCTACAAGCTGGTTCCAGATGTAATTACTCCGACCGAAAGCGAGAGGGACGATCTTGAAATCATCTATGTTCTCTCTGTACAGCTTACGCCCAGATGGGCCTTCTACAGGCTCCCATGTATCTACTCTACGTTCTGTATGTAGAACGTCGTGTACAAATGCCCAGAACCCAAACCTATGTGAAGGTCGAGTACCTTCGGGGACTGGGGCGAGTGGGCCGCTTGTGCCACCAAGAACACTGTTCCATCGACCCTCTTCATTGAATGTATACATCCAGTAATCTGCAAGCTTAGGGTCATCTTCATCACCTGTTGCTACTATGGACATGAAGGCTTGGTCACCATCTTTAAACCATAGTTCTTTCCGTAATTCCGCCGAAGTCTCCGACGAAGTACGCCTATCTATTCTATTCTGTATTCCACTAATACCTACCATGGATTTCTCCTTTACCAATAATGTCTATCTTTTAGAACTGTATCTAGTGTATCAGACTTTCGTATGTCTTGTACATCTTTATACGGCTCTGGAATCTTTACATAAGAAACTCTAACACCCTCACCTAATACTGTCAAGGCTTTATCCAAACCAATTTGACCAGCTTCATCGTTATCAAAACATAGTACCACTTCTCCTACTGAGAACTCCTGTAGCAAATCTGCTTGCGCTTTCGACATGTACGCCCCAAGTAGGGCTACCGCAGGATACCCTGCCTGATCTAACCACATAGCATCGAGTGGGCCTTCTGTTACATATATAAGAGGAGCATCATTTATTAGATGCCCACCGAAAAGTAACTTAGACTTCCTCAATGAATGGTTATACAGGTACTTAGGGAACCCTTGCTTTCTTCTCACCGCCCACCCAACAATCCGGGCGAACTCATCCCGTACAGGGAAAGCTAACCCATTCTGTCCGGTTATTCCACATTCCCAACGCTTCAAAGTTTTGATTGTGAACTGTCTCTCAAAAATCCAATCAGGCACAAATTTGGTATTGTATGGGAAATCTACTTCCGGAAGTGTGATTAGTTCGGGCTGCTCATCATCGAAGAATGAGGTATCTATAATAACCTCATGATCTCCTATGAAACTATCTACTTGTTTACCTGATAGACTCAGGTACCTTCGTAAAAACGATTTGAGACCTCCCTGACCACACCCCCGAAAGCAAATCCATACACCTTCTTCTGTGTTGATTGAACACGAGTCATGTTGGTCAGCGTGAAAAGGACACCTAATGGTGAACTGTTCCACCCCTACCGGGGTATTCAACCCTGCCTTTAGCAGAACTGCTGACCAATCAATCATTACTTACGTGCCGCCTTTCGATCTAGCTTATTAGCTCTAACAAAAAGCACCACTTCGTTCTCGTAACCGTTAGGATCGCTAACTCGTCCCCGGCGAATATCAGCTACCGTAATTGGTACAGACGGTTTCCCCGGCCCTTTGCTTTTAGCGGTTTTAACGATAACACTGTCCTCATCTTGTTTCAACCATGCGAATAATTGCATTTCTTTCCTCCTAGAAAACGTCATCTATTTCCTTTATTTCACCTTCATCAACATTCCATAAAAAGGTACACATATCGACCGGCAAATCTCCATCCCTATACTTCTGAAACTGTATTGATCTGAGATTATCAGAATCCTCTACCATGCACATAGAAAGTGCAATGTCAGAAGCACGGATGAGAGCATCACCAAATGCTACTTGATCGGCACGGGGAGGCGCAAACATATTTGCTGCATCCCTCGTTGCCTGTGTTGATACCATAATAGTCGTATCTTGGGCTAAAGCCAAGTTTTTAAGTCCATAGAATAAGCCGTGGTTCTGTTCCCATGCGGCTGAATTCTTCATGGCGGTAGACACCAGATACACACCATCAATAACAGTAATATCTGGAGCATGTTTTCGTATTAGATTAGCTATACTACGGAGAGAAATACTATCTTCTCCGCTTATATGATCGCATATCAGCAGATTCTTCTCATTTAGCTCAGTTAGAAACTCAGCGTACTTCTCCTCATCAATAGGGCTACCTGTCCTCAAGGCTCGATGAGACAGCTTGTACCCACTTTTGTTTCCCATTATTACATCCATACGCATATCAATAGATTTTTTAGTCATTTCAGTGGACACTAGTAGTGTTTTATACCCGTTGAGAGCCGCTGTTGCAGCTATATCAGTACACAACCATGTTTTACCTACTGTTGGTCGAGCAAAGGCAGATATAAGGTCTCCGGGTTGCCACCCTACGCCTGTAGCATTAATTGATCGGAATGGGGTTTTTATCCCTATAAGACCATCACCCATTTTGCGTAAGTCACTCCGCTCTTTCCACTCTTCTAATCTGTCCAAGTTACCAGTATTATATTCCTGTACATCCTCATCATATAGAACTTCTATTTCATTCAAATCATGTAATATTTTACCCATTGCTTTCTTAGGGTTTTCTGTAAGGTCTTCTTTGTTGACCGAAAATGCTGATACAACCTTCCTAAACAATACTTGCTGCTTGAATTCGTCTTGAGCATAAGTAAACTCTACTGTCGTTGCATCTTTTCTAAGTTTAGAAAACTCCTCAAGTAACACTGCATGAGTAGGGAAATCCCTATACTCATCAAAGTATTTCTGTAAAAACATGTAAGCATCTTTATGCACCGCAAAATCATTTTGGGGGTGCCTAAAGGCTTTATAGTTGTCGGAGTCACACAAATTAAAAATCAAGGCGGACTCTATAAAATTAAAACTATCACTATTCATTCTGTACTAATCCTTTACTGAATATAAAACTCTACCGTATGAGTTGTGGACAAATGCTGACACCCCTTCTTCTTTGGATGCTTTATTGGCTACGGTCTTTGCTTCTACGAATGTTTTGTATGTTCCTAGTATCCACGTTTTCCGTATTCCAGAGTTTTGAGTGATAACACGGAACAACCCATCCTTAGGTGCCGCACGACTCATTAAGTCAGTGTAAGGTATCTCTTTTGCTTTGTCAATTGATGTCATTCCATTCCTCCTTAGTCTCCAAGTGTACCACAGTTATCCGGAGGTGTCTAAATTTTGTATCCAAGGAATTTTTGTCTGACATGTTCTCGTACCGATGCTAATGAGTTATTGGGGAAGGTTTTTTCAAACTTGATGTGTATTTCTTTCAGAGAATGCCCTGATTGACGGAGAGCTAAAAACGATAGCTCTGGTTCTGTAAGGTGTAGAGAGTGTAGCAAATCATTTATCTCTACTAGGTTTAGCCAATCTTTTGGTTCTTTTAAAAGCATTTCTTGGGAAAGGTTTGGAGGAGACGATTCATCTGACATGGAATCAGTAGCAAATGTTTGTCCTAGGTAGGTAGCTTCATTATTAATATTACGTTTAGATTTAGTTGCTAGGGTGCGTATTGTGTTTACCATCGTTGTGTGCAGATAAGTATGGAAGGATACTTTTCTTTCCGGGTCAAATTTTTTGGCTGCTTTTAAAATACATATTCTTAGTTCTTGTGCTAAATCATCTCTATGAAGCCCGTTGATTTTATAGGTTGAAATCATTCGATATATTTTCGGTTCCCATTTCTTTATTAAATCATCATCAATTTGCAATATACTGTTCCTTCCGATATTTGTTGTAACATTGGTTGTTACAAAATGCGTGTCTGTATTTCAACTCTGCGGCTCTTCGTACTTCTGATTTTAACCTATATATGGTTGAAGTGCAATAGTCACAGGACACTTTTATGTACCTATATTTAGTGGAACATTCTTTAGAACACAGGGGTCGTTTCTTTTGTTTATTTAA